AAGGACAACGCATCATCAAGGGAGTCGACCTTGGCTAACCTCACCCCAAAGCAACAACGCTTCGTAGAGGAATACCTGATCGACCTGAACGGAACGCAGGCAGCCCTTCGCGCAGGATACGCTGAAAGTGGTGCTGCGGTAGAGGCTAGCCGACTGCTAAGAAATGCTAAAGTTGTTGAGGAACTAAACAAGGGCCGCCAAAAGCTCTCAGAACGGCTGGAGATCAGTCAGGAGCGCATTCTACAGGAATATGCACGAATTGGGTTCTCCGACCTGAGAAACGTGCTGGACGAGGACGGGAAGCTCAAGAGCCCAAAGGACTGGGATGACGACATGGCGGGCGCTATTGCCTCGCTGGAGGTCAATGTCGTGGTGGGAAGCGATGACGCTGGCGTTCATACCCACAAGATCAAGACATGGGACAAGCCAAAGGCGCTGGACGCAATGGCCAAGCATCTCGGCATGTTCGAGGGCAAGAAGGATGTGGATGATCCTGAAGAAAGCGAAGCAGACCGTGACGCCCGTGAACTCGGCCGCAAGCTAGCATTCGTCCTGTCTGGCGCTTTGGGCGGCCAATAATGCAACTGACGCGCGAGAAAGTCTCGAAAATCACGGGGGTTAGACTTTCGCATCCCGCAAAACACAACCCTGAGTGGGTAAAATGAGCGGTTTGAACCTCGATGACATCCTTGCAAAGCTGACCTCACTGCCCCCTGAGCAGCAGGCTGAAGCCGTCAAGATGGCTGAGGCGGGCACAAAGGGCATGGTCATCGTGCCGAATCCTGGACCACAGACGATGGCCTATCACAGCAAGGCTGACCTGCTCTACTATGGCGGTTCGGCTGGTGGCGGTAAAACCATCCTGTTGCTTGCCTTGGCCGCAAACCAGCACCGCGTCGCGCGCCTGTTCCGTCGCCACTTCAAGGACATTGATGGCGAGGGCGGCATGGTCGAGGCGATGGTCGACGCACTTGGCGGCAGGAAGGGGTACAATTCCCAGAAGCACACATGGAAGCTTCCGCTGACCGAGACAGATGGCGTCCCTCGCTCCATCGAGTTCGGCGCCTTCACCAATCAGACTGAGGCTGAGGCATATCAGGGCCGCGCTGCCGACTTCCTTGGCTTTGATGAGGCTGTGCAGTTTCAGGAAGAGCTGATCGAGTTTGCGATGGGCTGGAACCGTCCCGCGAAGGGCGTGCCATCTGACCAGCGCTGCCGTGTCGTGCTCGCATCCAACCCACCACTGACGCCTGAAGGCTTGTGGATCTTCGACTGGTTCGCCCCGTGGCTTGATCCGGAATACGAGGATCCGCTGAACAAGGGGCCTGCGCAACCAGGTGAGCTGCGCTGGTTCGCCAAGGTGAACGGAATCACGGTCGAGGTGGAAGAGGACTGGGTTGGCATCATCACGGATGCGCAGGGCAGGGAAGTCGAGGTGCGCCCGAAATCCCGCACATTCATCCCGGCCGCCTTGTCGGACAATCCGGACTTGATGGACAGCGACTATGCCAACCAGCTGGCTCTCCTGCCTGACCACCTGCAAGACGCCCTGTTGCGCGGCAAGTTCACCACGACAATGGAGGATGCAGAGCGCCAGGCTATTCCGACAGCATGGGTTCTGAAGGCACAAGAGCGCTGGCGGATGCGCAAGCATGAGGCTGACCCGGATCACAAGCTCTACGAGCCCATGAGCGCGCTGGGTACCGACATGGCAGACGGCGGCAAGGACCGCATGATCTGCGCGCCATTGCACAAGACGTTCTTCGCTGAGCCCGTGGTGAAGCCCGGCAAGGAAGTCGACACAACAGACAAGCAAGGCGCCATGATACTCGGCGTTGCCCGTGATGATCCGCAATTTAACATCGACTGTGGTGGCGGGTATGGCTCCGGTGTTTCCTCTATGCTGGAGAGCAACAACTTCAATGTGAAGCGCATCAAGGGCGGATCAGGCTCCAGTGCCAAGGCGCGTGACGGTCGATCGTTCGGGCTGAAGCGTGACGAAATGGTCTGGCGCCTGCGTGAGGGGCTGGATCCGGAGCATGGCGACAACATCGCACTTCCCCCTGGTCGGCACATCCTGATGGAGCTGACAGCCTTCCGCGAGATGCAGCACGGCGATATGCGCGACACGATCCGGATCGAGAACAATGAATCCATCGTCAAGCGCATTGGCCGCTCGCCAGACCTTGCATGGGGCTTCTTCTTCGCGTGGGCTGAACCGGATGCGATGGCCAAGGAAACCCGCAAGGGTCATGTCGACAGCAGGAAGAAGCGCAACCGTTCACTCCCCGTATCTCTCCCAGCCCGTAAGGTGAATGGCAGGAGGTAACCTGCCCCATGTCGTTCATGAAGCCCAAGGTGGTGCAATCACCACCGCCCCCACCACCACCGCCCCCTACGCCGATCCCTGACGAGACGGACCCTGATGTGCGGGAGGCAGAAATCGAACTGCTGCGCAAGAACAAGAAGAAAAAAGGCCGCTCCTCCACATTACTGGATGGCGCGCTTGGCTCTGGTGATTACGGGCCTGTGCAGGCACAGAAGGCGACGGTGCTTGGATGAGCAGGTATTTCACGAAATCCGCAGTGATTGTCACGCCCGATCCCAGCGATTCCGGGCGCCCGATGGATGTCTATAGCGACATTGGCCAGATGACCGTTCATGAAGATGTGCTGGAAACATGGACCGGCCTGCTTGATGCGCAAGGCAACGAGATTCACCGCAGTGAGCGCGTCCCGCTCGGATTCCGGGTGGACAAGGCGTAATGGCATATACCGCAACAGTCGACGCGCCAAACGAGGAGCGCCCGGTTTCCATATCGGGCCTCAAGGCGCGCGTGGACGCATCGAAGAAGCAGCATGAGCGGGCATTTGGCCGGCAGAAGATATACCTCAATCTCTGGCAGACCCAGGCTGAACTGTTCTATCCAGAGCGCGCTGACTTCACTTGCAACTTCTCCGACGCGCAAGAGCGCTATGATGGTGTGCATTCGTCTGTGCCGTCGATGATGCGCCGTGACATGGCCCGCAATCTCGGCGCAATGGTTCGCCCGCGTGGCAAGGACTGGTTCCGATTGACCGGAGGCATGGGCTCCAAGCTGGACCATGAAAGCAAGACCTGGTGCGAGGATGCCACCCAGACACAGCGCAAGATTCTCTATGAGCGCAAGGCCCGGTTCACGTCTGCAATGGCGGAATCCGATGATGACTATGTGACCTTTGGCAACGCGGTCATCGTGCACGGCCAGCGCGCTGATGCGTCCGGCCTGATGTTCCACTGTATGCACCTGCGAGACAGCGCATGGAGCCGCAATGCCGATGGCGAGATCGATGTCCTGCACCTGAAGCGCAAATGGACCCTGCGCCAAGTGGTCGCCAAGTTCGGCATCGACGCCCTTCCGAAAGAGTGGAAGGACAAGTGGGACCAGGACAAGTACGAAGAAGAGGTGATGCTGCATACCAGCGTCCGCCCTGTCGATGACGCCAGCTACACCGCCAATGAGCGCCTGCCGAAGTTCGCCAAATTCTGCCAACTCTGGTGGGCTGCTGATTGCTCCAAGGATTATGAGCTGGGCGAAAGCTTCCTGTATTCCAAGCCGTTCCTTGTCCGCGAATGGATGAGCGTTTCCGGTGAGCAGTATGCCCGCTCGCCCTGCACATCTGTTGCGCTGGCGGATGGCCGCACGCTCAATGTGGCAGAGGAAGCCCTGCTGACATCGATCGAGGATGCTGTCCGGCCGGCCAAGTACACGCGCCCCGGTGTCATCCAGTCCGAACTGGACCTTCGGGCGAACACGGTTGTCTACATCGATGACGAATATGACGAGCGCATGGGCGCCCCGATTGGCATGGTTCCACAAGGTGACCCGCGTTATGCGATGGATTTCACCGAACGCATGGCTGAGCGCCTGGGTATGGAGTTCTTCCAGAACATCCTGAAGCTGCCGGAACAGGGCGACATGACCGCCTATGAGGTGGCTGAGCGGATCGAGATCTACGTCCGGGAAGCTGCGCCGCTGTTCGAGCCGATGGAGGCGGAGAATGCTGACCTGATGGATTCGGTATTCGAGCGGGCCATGATGAAGGGCGCTTTCGGGCGTATCTTGCCAAGCGGCATGATCGAGGGCCTGCCAGAAGGACTGAAGGACAAGGATACCGAGTTCGAGTTCGAGACGCCCTTGTCGGAGGCCCTGCGCAAGCAGCGGGCCATGCAGTATGATGCCTTGCTTGGCACCGTCGGCAATTTGATGGCGCTCCAGCATCCGAAGGCGATGGCCGCGATTGACAATTTCGACATCGACAAGGCGACCCGTGACGGCATGGAAGGCAAGATGCCTGTGGGCTGGCTGAAGTCCGAAGAGGATCGTGACGAGGAACGCGCCGCCAACCAGCAGGCCGCGCAGCAGGCGCAAGCCAAGGAAGAGGCGATGGCTGCGGCAGAGATCGCATCGAAGGCCAATCCCGAGAATGTGAAGATGGCCGGGCGCGTGATGGATGGAGAGACAATTGCCTGATCAGGCTCCGAAGCGGCTGCGCATTGACCAGGTTCCGCAGGTTGACGAGGCCACGCGGCTCGCAATCCGGGCATTTGTCCGCGGGCATTCGACGGGCGCACAAGCCACGATGGTCGCCAATTTCATCCTGAACCAGCTCTGCGGCATGACGGCGTATCAGCCGGCGACACTCGGGGAGCGTGAGGCAGGCTTCCTGTCAGGCAAGCAATGGGTCGGCTACACCCTTGCCAGCATCGCGGATATTCGCCTGTTCGAGGCCCATCTGGACGAGGAATAGCGCGGTACACTCTGGATATACAGGCCCTGCGTAGAGTGACACTCAGAGAGCAAGAAGAGGCCCTGAATGTCTTTAGAAGCAACCACCGCCGATCCTGTCACTGATCCAGTCCCAGCTGCACCTGCGGCCGATCCTGCGCCGACGAATGGCGCTGATCCGGCTCCGGCTGCTCCCGCCGCTGATCCTGCGCCAGCTGATCCTGCTCCGGTCGAAGACTGGCGCAAGCCGTTTGCGATGGGCGAGGATGGAACTGTCGATGACAAGCGCCTGACCGCACTGCAACGCTTCACCACGCAGGCAGAGTATGACAGGGCATTCCGCGAAACCCAGACGGCCCTTCGCGGCAAACAGGAAGGCATGATCAAGCTGCCCGGCGCTGATGCGACCGAGGAGGACCTTGTGGCCTTCAACAAATCCCTTGGTGTTCCTGAGAAGCCGGACGGCTACAAAAACCTGATCGCCCCGCCTGAAGGACTGGAGCTTGGCGAAGCTGACCAGCAATTCCTCGAAGGCCTGACCGCCAAGCTGCACGAGAAGGGCGGATTCCTCGCCACTGAGGAAGGCCAGAACGCGGCCCGGCAATTCTACTACGACATGTACGAGGAGCAGGCGTCCCAGATGGCTGCCGCTGCTGTCGTTACCAAACAGACCACAGAGAAGAACCTCAAGACCGATTGGGGTGCAGAGTTCAAGATCAACAACGCTTATGCGGAAGAAGCAATCCGGGCACATGCGCCCGTTGAGAGCGCCCGCGAATTGCTGGACATCACGCTCGCTGACGGCAGCAAGCTGGGTGACCAGGAAGTGTTTGTCCGGTTCTGCGCCAATGCTGGCCGGGCCACGACTGAGAACACCGAATTTCTACAGGACATCATCAGCGGCGAGAGCCTTTCGGCCAGCGCTGCTGAGGACAGAATCAAAACGCTCCGCTCCTATCGCGAGACAGATCCGAAGAAGTACGCGGAAGTGTCAGCGCCAGGTGGCGAGCTTCAGCGCCTGATGGCGCAGATTGAGCGATCTTCCGGGCGGTAACGCTCGGTTCGGCCAGACTGCTGCTCTGATGGCGATGGGCAGATAGCGAGGCCACGCGGCTTACCCGGTTTATCCGGCCCCGCGCTCCATCGAAGGATTGCCATGCGGCCCCCGGCAACGGGCCTACCCGCAGGAACTCCGACATCGCCTCCCAACCACCCCAAACATGGGAACGATGAATCATGTCTGTAAATACGGTTTCTGCGCTTGAGCGCAGTATGTACAATGACGAGTTCCGTACCGACTTCGAGCGCGAGAAATCCCTGCTCATGAAGGCGGTTCGGTCTGATGGCCTGATGAAGGCCGGCACAATCTACTGGGATGTCACGGGCCTGACCGATGAATCGGCAGAACGTGGCCGTGATGGCTCCATTCCAGTGTCGAACCTCGCTGATAGCCAGGTTTCCGATACGCCGAAAGAGTTCTTCAAGAAGTATCGTATCGATGATTTCGATGCCTTCAAGACGAACCCGAACTACCGCGCACAGCAGTACCGCAAGGTCATTGCTGCGAGCTACCGCAAGATCGACAATCGGATCATCTCGATTCTCGACACGTCCACCAATGTGCAGAACTCCAGTTCTGCCATCGACTTCGGTGCCTTTGGCCCGCTGTTGACGTGGACCGCCGCCCTCTGGTCGAACGACGTGCCGAATGATGGCCGCGTCTGGGCCGCTGTCACGCCGAATGCGCTCGCGCAGATGATGACCATCAGCGAGTTCAAGAACGCCGACTTCGTGAACACGAAGAAGGTTGAGGCTGGCTCGAACGGCTACGGTGAGAACGGCTATTGGAACTGGCTGGGCGTGAAATGGTTCATGCACACTGGCCTGACCGGTATCGGCACATCCACGGCTGATTGCTGGATGTGGCACGAAGATGCGGTTGCGCATCAGGTTGCCGGTGAGCCTGAAGTCCACATGTACTATTACGAGCCAGAAGATCGCTGGGAAGTCTGGGGCAAGGTTCGCTCCGCCCGTGCGCTTCCGCTGCCTCGTGGTGTGCAGGGCGCTGTTCACGACGATACCGCAACCATCGCATAAGGGATTTGAAACATGGCTTATAATTCTGACTATCTGACTCTCGCCGTGCCAAAGCTCGGCCCGCTGGGCACCAATATCTGGGTGTACCACGGGATTGATGCGACGGGCACGGTCGACACGGCAGGTCACTTCACGGACGGTGCCGCTCGCGGCATGGAGCCTGGCGATCTGGTCTTTGCGGTTGTCTGGACAACGGCTGTCCCGACCACGACTGCTGCGAAGCTTGCTGCTGCTCCGGCAGATGCCAGCCTCTACGTTGTGATCGACGTATCCGGCGATGCGGCGACTGTCTCGACCGAGACGGCACTCTCTGTGGCCGCTACGGCCTAAGAGGGGTTCACCCGCTATCTACAGGGAAGGGGCTAGTGTTCTTGCAACGCTGGCCCCTTTGCCTATGGAGCAAACATGACTGCATATCTCGAAAGCAAGAACCTTCACGTCGAATACACGGGCGCGCACCGCAGCACCTACCTCGCGCGCATCCCACAAGACCACACGGCCGATGATGTCCTGGCGCCTGAGTATTTCGGCAAGCTGATGGCATCCAAGACGCTGACAGCAGGCGACCGGATCCTGATCGAGTGGCAGGACTTCTCCAAGTTTGGCGAGCTGGTTGTGCTGGGGCAGGTCAATTCCATCAACCACCTGATCACGTCCGCCATTGTGCCGATCAAGGAGCGCGCTGCTCCGAACATCCCGGCCAAGTGGGAAATCCGCTGGATCGGCGGGGCTGAACTGCACGGCATCTTCTATGATGATGCGCTGAAGGAGGGCGGGTTTGTCACGCAGGAACTGGCAGCCATTCGCATTCACACGCTGGTTGCGATGGATGTTGAGAAGGCCGCAGTCCGGGCCGCGACCAGTCAGTCCAAGGCGGCCCCTAAAGCCCCC